AACCCAATGAGAATCTCCAAGTGTGACTGTTTTTGCATATAAGTATGCAAATTTGAGTGTACGCAAGAATTCTTCCACCGATTCGTGATTTGCGATGAATACTTCAACGAGGCAACATAATTCTTTGTCTTCGAGGGTTTGTTCAGAGCAATTGGATATAATCATCCCGTTTGCGGAAAATCTGTGAATTTTATCTATAGTGCAATCATAGACATCTTCTTCGCCGCAGTATTCTACAGAAACAACTTGCGAACTTGATACTGACAAAGAATATTTACCATATTCAATTAAATCTGGATGAATTTGCCCATCATCCATAATATTCTCACCCTTTGATCGTTTGACTCGCCGATTCATAAGATCATCTCCAACAGATTGATCATGTTTTATTTGTTCAATCATCAGTTTGATGTTCTCTGTATTCTTTTCATAAAATTCTGCAATTTCGTTTCTCTTAACTGAATGTTTATTCCCGAATGATGGATCGACAACTACGTAATCTGAATCAGTTAGTTGACGGAGGGGTACTTTTACAATATTTGCCGCGCTTCGCATTATAGTATAGACTTCGTGATCGGCTGTGGCTTTCAAAGTCATACCATTTGCGAGTGTGAGCCTATAAACAGGTTTGCGCCCATTATTCCAGAATCCTTTATCGCCGTTAAATAACGTCACCGATGGATACCCGATGCCATTAACAATTGCCGTAAAATCACGGCCGACTAGCTCAGAAACCGGTAAAAAGCCTTCAGATGTGGAAATAATGGTGTCGGCAGTAATGCATGGATTCGTTCCAGCCGCTCTGAAATCTTTATTATCTGGGGCGCCGTCCATACGGGAATGTTTGCGGACGTTATCCATCCATAAAAGTCCGGGTTCTCCGTTTCCAGCGATAAGTCCAGCGACGGATGAATAATCCATGCCAACAGTCGCAAATATGGAATTATTAGAACACCACCCCCAAGCTTCTCTTTCCGGGTTAATTTGATAATTTTTCAGATTAATGAATTCTTGCGATGATGGATCTCCAAGAGATATTTCTGAACTGCGGCGAACGTTGCCGGCCACCACACACCTACCGATCAAATTCATCAAATCGACGATTAGGGTCTCAGTAACAAATGGATGCGGTGATTCCGCCTGGCGTTGAAGTAACTTCCGCGTCATTATGTGCAAATCGAGAAGGGGTTCGGGTCCGCTGCTTACCCCACCGAATGTTTTCAGAATCTGCCCAGCCGGACGAATATCTCCGTAATAGAATACAACATTCCGATTACGCAACTTCGGTAGCATATACGAATCAATAAGAACGCCCGTTGAATTAACCCATCCTTCGCGTGTATCTTCGATTTTGTACAGTTTTATTTGCCTAGATTCCAACCCTTCCACAAATTCTAATTCTCCAGAATAGTTATTAATGCTCTTTTTACATTCTGATGCGAAATGAGCATCTCCACGCGCCTCAGCCGCCGATAATGCATCCTCTGTTTTCTTTATCTGTGATGCCAAGTATCCTTTGTATATTTTGACGTACGCTTCTTTTGTTGCATGCTTTATCTCTTGTTGAGGAGTCAGTTGTTTTTCATCCTCACGTGGATTAAGTTGCACAGCTCGTAAATTTTGCAGATGAGTTCCATTTTGTTCCTTATCAGTTGATGATTCATTAACCCCACCTCGAACATCAAACCCAACTCCAACTCCAAGCATACACATATCCATTAAAAACCTGAACGGTTCTGATCCTTTTTGTTTGATATCTGCTGTTGATGTAAATCCGCAATTATTAAGAGCTGCATATATTCCTTTTTTCTTAGTAATATCAGTTCCCATAGTCCACAAACCACGTCCAGGAGGGCTGAATTTCATATTGTACATTTTATCGAACATTTCTTGGGCACTAATGCAGCCTTTCTCGTCGTTCCAACCGAGACCATTTTTCTCGACATGGTGTTTTTGCAAATCATAGCAGCCATTCACTACGCGAGATATAATATCTCTCCATGATTCATATTCTCCATTGTCTTTCACTCTGCAATATGTTCTTCGGCATACAAGCTCGCCAAGTGGGTTATTTTTCCACGCAGGAGCGGATATCTCGTATTGGTTAATAAACTCTTCGCTTAAATGACTCATTCGGCTAGCGCAATATGTGATACTATTCAATATAAAACCACCTTCCGGAATCAGTTTTTCCCTCACCTAGAAGCCCAACGTATAATAGACTATCATATATTATAACTTTAATTCGATATCTTCACTACGCTCCCTACGGTCGCTACGTTACGATATCGGCACTCGCTAGGGTTCTCCCTCTATGCTCGCTACGCTCGCCGAGGGAGAACACCGTCGCTTCGTGGCTGATTTAGAGATCCATACTCGCTACCCTAATTTTCTATTTGTTTAGCCATCTTATTCATCGCGCGGATCTAATGCCCATATATGTCGGTATATGCATGGCATATACCTCCACGCTCCGCAGGAACAGGTCTGGCGCGCTGGAGCTGCATACCCGCGAAGCGACGTAAAATCCGCGGCGAGCGTAGCGAGCAACAAGCGGATTTTACTAGCGAGCGCCGCATAGCACCCGTATGGTGCGTATTGCGAAAAAATTGAATTCGCCATATCCTCTAATATCGTACTAAACACAGCAGGTGATAATTATCACACAGTATCTACAATGTCCAACCCCGACACCACCTTGTTGAAGAACCTCATTAGAGAAATCCTCACAGAACGTGATGAAGCCAATAATGCCCAAACAAAGAAGCTTGTTCAGGAAGGCATTACGAGTTCCATGGAGTTCTTTAATTATGGAGTTGAGCTTAATAAGATTCTCGCCGCAATTAATGATCTATCTATTTCAGTCAATCAAGGACATAAGGCACCAAAGGCACCTTCTTCCAAACAAGGAGCGGCCGCCAAATCAACAGGTGCTGCAGCGGGTGCTGCTGGTGCGGCCGGTACTACTGCTGGTGCTTCAGTTGCTAAATTAAATATTATGCAATTCGGCAAACAAGAATTGTCAACCAATAATGAACTCATTAGGGAATATGAAGCCAAAATTACTGAAAAAGATCCTAAGGAAATTGACCGAATTAAGGCACTTGATACCATTACCAATAAGAAAAATGATGTAGAAAAAAGGAAGGCTTATGCTGGAGAACTTTACAAAGCTATCAAGGATAATCACGAGGACATTATGAAGGATCTGCGAATGCGCCACGAGAAATGGAAGACTGAGCAACAGAAGGATGATCATCCTGAGAAACTTGTGGAGGGCAATGACGCAACTCCAGCTGCGGCAACCTAGATTTCTTCGTGAGAATACAAAATTATGTCACCTGTCGCATGAATATATATTTTTTTCGCAATACGCACCCGTAGGGTGCTATGCGGCGCTCGCGACGGTGTTCTCTCTCTATGCTCCCTTCGGTCGCCGAGAGAGAACACCGTCGCGAAGCGACTGATTCTGCGTAACTTTTGCAGCGCTCATACGATACTTAAAAAATATTTTGTATACCCACGAAGCGACGGATTTGAGCGTGGCGAGCGCAGCGAGCGAGAGCGCTCAAATCCTAGCAAGTGCCGCATAGCTCCCGTAGGGAGCGTATTGCGAAATTAGAAGTGCAAAGAATCTATAGTTTTCCCTGATTCGCGTGCAGGAAAGTAATTATAATGTATCTTTTTACCCCCAAGAAGTTCTGCAATTTTCGTACGAAGCATAACATTCGGCTTTACAAACGTGCCCTCATATTTTTCGTAATCGACAGAAAACACATCTAATGGACCATTATTTATTGTTTTAAGCAATTTCTCCCTTACCATTTTCACAGTGCGTGCAATTTGATTGATCTTTTTTATTATAAACTCATCCTTCCCCTCGCGAATATTATTTATTAACCTAGACACATATAAATCGATAAATTTAAACCGCAAACACACTACAAGATTTGCATACTTTATTGCTGCAACGTTACTCGTGCCGCCACCCACACCATTGATGGTTATATAAGGAATTAATTCATATGACGGCGAATTAAATACATCACAAATATATGCTTGCGACCCGCCAGAATCCAAATATAATGAAAATTTCTCCATCATTATGTCGTTCGGCAAATTCAGCGGATACTTGATTCCCGTTATCTTCGCGCCGGCAGGAACGCTCCGTTTAATGTCTTTATCATTTGCGATCATTGAGGTGAGTAGTTTTTTCATATTCTCCATACTTTCCGTTGTTAATATTTGTAATCGTTCTTGATATGGATAATTTGGCATTATTTGACGTAAGGCATAATCACCCACTATAACGGTAGTTGAGTTGATTTTTGATAATTCTGGAATGAGTTTTTTGGCTATGATCGGAATGGCGCTATGCAACGATTGTGCGGCGCCATGGGCGGTATCATCACCTCCCTCAGCGCGTGTGACGGACATTATATCTTGTTCTATTCCGCTGGCGCGAGTAATTATATCTTCCGCAATTACATTATATAGCTTATTTTCGTAATCCAATAGCACATCATAAGTATCATATGAAATCACTTCGCGTGTAGGATATGGATTGTATAAACGTCTGTATATGTCAAGTAGTTGAATTTCTGAACTCATAACATATATTTTCCTTTCTTTTTGTGATTCGTTGTTTAAATCTATGCTTTCACCCGGAAAGTATCCATACGCGCGTACAGGGTTAAGTAATAGAAATAATTTAATTCCACGATAATCCGCCAATGCATACAAACGAGCAATTAATCTGGCGTCTATCCATAGCTCATATATGCGATTTCTCAGTTTAGTTTCAAGCCGCAATGTATCTTTGTTAACATATTTATGTTCCGAATTATAAAGCAAATCTGCAAGAGCACGAGCATTATTCTCAACATCGGCTATGTAGATTTCGTACATATAGCTATCTTTAGATTTTGGAACTCCCGCAAGCATATTAATGCCATTCACGCCCCCAATTATCCCATTATGATTCAGAGTAAAATCTTCAATGACTGTAAATACACTATCGAATTTGCTCCTGTCATTTTGCATTATGAATTCAGTAGCGGCCGAATATACAATATCACGTAATTCTCCTTCTATGTGCTGCAACATTCCATGCGCGTATATATACTATAGCGAGCTATTGAGTTATATTGAATTAAAAAAATGAATATCAACACTAACAGTAATACTCCTCAACAATGGCAACTCCACCTGGATATTTGAGGCATGTGATGGGTAGAGGAAAATTTCTTGAATTCGCATCGAACAACGTTAATCATTCTACCACCGCATTCAAGAGTGCAAAGCATGCTGCTTCTGCATCTGTTGCCAACCTATGTAAAGAATGGGCGGAATATATAACCGCTGCATCAACAACCGGAACTATTCCAGACAGGGAACAGAATGCAATGAAGATAGCTGCCGATATTACTGCCCGCGGAAGTCCGATAATATGTATGGAAATGGGTCATATAAATAGCGCAGATGACTTCTCCCACAGCCATGTTCAAATGCTAATTCCGCTAGATATGGTACCTACTTACAAAGAAGAGTTAGAAACGCATGGAGAACTGCAAGTATATTTTATCGATGCTGCAGAAGAAGTGAGGCTAATTAAATTAGAACATTATATGAATGCGGAACAGAAAAACAATCATACAAGAGATGTCAGGAAAATTGCTCTGATCGCCAAAGTGGGAAGAGAAAGATATTATAATTTCTCAGGGCTGAGATATCCGCTTAGCGAAGTTTATGCCCTGTTGCCGAATATCAGAGATGAAATCGCGAATAATTATGTATGTATGAGCATTACATTCATTGAGGCGAGTCCGGAAACAAGAATCGACTTCATATTATCTCCATTACGCGGCATTGTTTGTTAAATGAATCTTCTACAAAAAATATTATTTTTTATTCTGCTGAAATCGTCAGAGCAACATTGATTGATTCAGCATCCACAATCACAATCTCATTTTTCGTGATTGATTCATCCACTGTAGCTTCTGCTTTTGGAATGACATCTGTAATGGGATTTGATGTATTATACGTTGCAGTATCTGGAGCCGGGTTTGCCGTGAGAATTTCGCTAATCGGTGCAGACAATTGCGGATATGGCTTGCTTAGAAACTTTTCAATAATAATATCAACAAGCCCCGTTTTGCTCGCAATATCATAATTCGGATCAGGATTCCATCTCAAATCATTAATATAATTAGGATCACGTTCGTAGTTTTTCCTCACGAGTTCATTGACAAGTCTGCCGGCCAAGCCTGGATCTTTCTTGTATGATTTTTTGAATGTCTTCAACCATTTCTTGAGTTGCTTAGCATATTGAATCTCCATCATTTCCATAACATTTCTATTCCCCCCTTCATGTACTAATTTCTCGTCTCCATATTTGCCAATCTTTACGGAAGCCGACGATACAGTCTTCTGCCAATTAAACACACGTGATTCTGCAGATATTTTTTTCTTTTCTTCTGTTGATGTTGTGCCGTAAATTAGATGCATCCCCCCTCCAAGTTCCGGATAAGAATTTAGCCCATTTGCAACTTCCATAGAGAAACCCCGCGGGCCTAATGTCGCCAGATATTGATCCTGATGATATTCACCAATTCCTATGCAAGGACGCGATCCCATTTTGTAAACTGTATTTGGTGTCATTGGCCAGAATTTCGGCGCTTTTGATTGTGGTTCGGTGCTGTCCATTTCTAACTTGAATAAGAATTCAGCATCGGCAAATTCTCCATTTGGACCCGTAATTTTAAATGTAGAAGTCGCTCCGACGTAATATGAAGTGGTGCCGCGAATGAGAACCCACCAAATAAATGGGTTTTCAGAATCACGGGCATAAATTATGGTATCCGAAGGATTTTCAGTTGCATCTTTAAACAAGTTATTCATAACGGTAGCTGGGTCACGACGAGCGGTTCGTTTTACAGTAGTCATATTCACCAAATTAGTATTATCAAATCTCTCTCGTGTGTTATTAGTTTTCACATTTCCCGAATTCAATTTTCGCAATACGCTCCCGCAGGGAGCTATGCGGCGCTCGGCTTGGGGATCGGAGATCCCCTGCGCCTTCGCGGCTGGTTCTGCGATTGAACATAGGTGATTGATTCCGCATTCGAAGCTTATGTGTATAATAGCTTCGCGGCTGATCTAGCATTCAGGCCCGGGTTAGGCAAGGCTGTTTATAAGCTCTTCTATGATCTCAGGGGTCAACATACCAGCATTAAATATCTCATTTATTTGATCCTGCGAATAGCCCTGCAATAGGAGGGCTTTAGTGACCATTTCTACCTCTGCCGCTATTCTCCCCGCCGCATTTTTGCGGGCATTAATATGTTTCCGCATTATATCTTCTTCATCCGCCATTCTTTCAAATAATGCGTCCGCTGAACCAGTCTTTGCATAATCGTTCGGGTTAATTGTTCTGTTGTTGGCAGGTGTAGAAGCATTTTGCGCACGTGTAAAATCAACATCTGCGCCATCATTTATTTCGCCAGGCAAATGCAGTAAATCATCGTCTCCAGCAAACATTTTATATTCTATGTATATTACGCGCTTGTTTGTATTGTTATATACCAATTAAAGATTTAGTTCATTAATGTTAATTTAGATTCCAGGAATATAAAAGATATAACAATGAAAGGCACCGCAATAATTGATACAAAAAACCCCATATTCTCAGTAGATGAGAAAATCGCATGGATTAATGGCGAAGCAATCAAGATAACTGAAAATACTGTTCTGCCCATAATCATCGCCAGAGATAATGTTGCTGATTTTTCATTTGTTGTTGAGAAGTCAGACTCTCCGCCGCCAACTCCGAAAGTGGTGCAACAAAAACAAAATGTAGATATATATTTGTCTGATGAAGAATCTCCACCTCAGCATCATGCGCGTGCGCAAAAGAAACCAATTGCGCCAAAAGCACCAGCTCCCGTTGTCGCAGTACCTGCTGCTATGGCACCAGCCGCACTGCCCGTATATGTCCCACCCGCAAGACCCGCTCATGTGCCTTTGCCTGCCAAAATACACGCAAAACAAGCTCCCGCGCATATTCCACCCGCCGCACTTGAAACCGAAGAAGAAAAAGAAAATAAGTTTTGGAATGCTATAACCAAACTATCATGGAGAAATAAATCAGATGGAGTAATGGATATTAATAGAATCAATAAAGAACATGCAAAAGCAGTCTCTGCAGCGGTATTCTACATGCGCACTGATTTCATAAAAGCCATTGTAGCAGATAATGAATGCTATTCGGGTCTTTCCGATCAAGATAAGCAAAAAATTGTATATCATATAGTGTTGCTTGGCCGTGATTGGTTTGAAAATATAATAAATTCTCCCGATTTGATAAATTATCTTGTTATGAGCGAGGAGGTTCAGCAATTTTCCACTGACGACATTGACAAACTAATCACATAACTTGCGCGATTATATCGCACATGTATAAAAAAACATATTTTCATATTTGCGTGCGAATGCACGTCCGCGTGCGCGAATGCACTTGTTTATTTTTTACTCACCTCGCTACCAGTGTCGTCTTCCATATCCGCCCATGATTTGCTAAGGGCTTCAACAACAGCAGGAGAGTTTGCCATTGCCTCATCATATTTTTGTTGTTGGCTTTTTTCTGCCGCAGCATTATTGCCCGCAGCATTACTGTCCGCAGCATTACTACCCGCGCCATCTTTCACCGCATCATCAGTAACAGTCGCGGTATCCTCGCTCATTGCAATAGTGAGTATATCATCTTTTAACTTTGCAAATTCAGCCATAAGCATCATAGGAGCGGCCCTTTTCTTTGGTGCCGTTTTCGGAGGGCGTTTAGTAGTTTTTGTTGCTAGATCTGGCTTCGCGTCTGGCGAAGCCCCCGCATCCGGCTTCGCCGCCGCATCCACTTTCTCTGGCTTCGGTTCATTATCAGATGCAGGAACAAATTTAATGCTTTTAGGTGGCATAACACTACGTGTTGATGGTGCATCACGCGTTGATGGGACGCTGCGTGTTGGCGGTGGAGCACTGCGTGCAGAATGTTGCGCAGTATTTGCATTATTAGATACACTATATTCTCTCCACGCGGCGGCGCCTTTTCCAGAGCTCGGTCGGGGAATTGTTTTCGATACGGGTTCTTCGCGCGTACTTCGCGGAGGTGGCATCCGTTTACCAGAATTTGGAGCGAAACTTACATGAGGATACTCTTCTTCATAATCTTCTACATCTGTAGATGGTGTATCATCTTGTTCGCGAGTATGTCTTCCCATAATTTTCTTTTTCCCAGCATCCGGAACATCACCATCCGCGGGTTTATTATATTTCTTTTTGGGCGTGCATTTACTAAACGATTCATTAGTAGAATACGGAACAAAAGCAATATCAGATATTCCCAGATTTTCAGCAAGAACAAGGCCACCAACCACAATAGAAAAATATTGTAATCCAGGTGTAGAAAATACTCCCCCTGATGGAGAAGCGCGGGATATATTCCTTATAGTAGCAACAACGGCCTGTTCTTCAATGCTTATCGGAGAGCATCCATTACATATAGCGTTAAATTCATCACATGTTGAATATGTGGACTTTTTTTCACTAACGAGTTTGCATTGCTTAAGCCGATCATAGCTTCCAGACAAACGTTGAATGAAATTATTGCTGATTGCGGCCATTATGAATCACACTGTTTGTGTTATAATAAACAATTATATGTAGTATCTTAAATTCAATTTTTTGCTACGCGCCCAAGGGCGCTACGCAAAAGCACTCGCTAGGATTTGCTACGCTACGCGTCCGCGGGACGCTCCGCTCGCTCAGCTCGAGTTTGCTACGCAAACCCATCGCTTCGCGGTGCGCAAATCCGTCGCTTCGTGGCTGGACTTGGAATCTTATCAAGTACACATAATTAGTTTACTGGATGCAACAATATTATGAAAAAAACAATTATCCATTTTTGCGTATTAGATTACACTGGTGAATCAGGAACATGAGCCGCGGAAGGTGCACCACGCAGACACTGGCCGCAAATAGCTTTATATTTGTCCTTGCCTCCAATGTCTTTTTGAGATTTGTTACTTTTATCTATGCGGATTGTGAACGGAGCTTTATTCTTTTTGCATTCCATACATATCGCCCGGAAGTGATGGATTTTATCGGCATGTGGCAATAACTTACAAATCTCGGGAAACATCTGTTGGTCATATGTGCCACTCAAACACGTAATTACAACATCACAGCCTAATTTGGATAAATAAACCGCGCTATCATTAATATCTTTGAAAAACTGACCTTCATCGATAGCCACAAAATCATATTCGGCAGCAATTCTATTGCAATCGGCATGGTTGATTTCATTCATTTTCCAAACATCTACTTCCTTGTAAATTAGTCCACTGTGCGTTGCTATTGAATCGGCAGAATACCTATTATCTTCATCGTATGAGATGGCAATCGCACGTTTTCCAACTAACTCGGCTTTGCGGAGTTGAGATATCATCCATGTGGTTTTCTCAGCCCACATTGGACCAGTTCCTACGATTATTGTGCCTATGTCACGTGTTTGCATCATAGACAATTACACACGCTTACATATGCTAATATATGCTAATATCTAATTTCATTATTTTTTGCGCTATGCGCAAAAGCGCTTGCTAGATTTTGCTGCGCAAAATCGTCGCTTCGCGGCTTCGCCGAACTAATTATAGTGTACTATAGGAAAGTTATGAATATTGGCATATTTTTTGCACTAATTGTTTCTTGGTCAACCCCCCGAATGCAATTCCCTTCTTCTTGGCCATACTTTGTAATTGTGTTAAACTCATCATCTCACTCGCTTCACGCATATTCTCTCTTGTTTTACATGAGTCTGATATATTTTTCCCCTTTGAATGCGTCCGTCTGCGTCGTTTTTCGTGCCCGACAGGATATACTTTACCGGCTACAGAATGTCCGCGGGCTTTTCCGCGAGATCTAGATCTGGATTTAGGTTTTGCAGACTTGCGTCCGCTTGATGTTTTCTTACTTCGTGATTTGCTACCAGATTGTGAACCTCGTGATGTGGGCATCAGATGTTATGGATTAATGTATATCACTTTTGTAATGATGTATATATATTAATCAGAGACAATTTAACTATAGAATTCTTATCCGATGGAATCCATATACAGTTCATATGCAGAAGTAGTGCCCAAAATATTCATTGGAGATCACTTTGCCGCAAAGAATATGGAATTCATTGCCCGAAACAATATAACATTCATTGTTTGCGCAAGTAATGATGCGAATGACATTAATCCACGAATAGAAACCGTATTTGTTAAAGATATCCCCGATTCTGATTTTGTTAATGTTGGAAATGTACCCATGACCTCGATGATTACGACTTTTAATACAAAAAGAAAAGTAAACATCGCTGCTGCGGTTGTGCATAAAAAATATAAGCAAATAGCCGAGCAAAAAACAAGGGAAAATATATTGATTCATTGTAAAGCTGGGGTAAATAGATCGGCACTTATTATTGGAATGTTTATGATAAAATATTTAGGAATGACGTATGATGATGCGGTCGGGAAATTAGAGGATGCCAATCATAGAAGGAATATGATGTTGCCTGCGCTCACCAACCAGACATTCAGGGCGATACTCGCTTCGGAGTGAATTAACGAAAAAATAATATGCAATATTGCCTATATTATAGGTGACATAATTTCAATTAATAAATAATTATCTAATTATTTAATTTTAATCCACGCCGAATATTTAATTTTATTTTTCATATCGGCGAGTTTATCTCGAGGGCCAATATTTCAAACTTATTAAGCAATCTAAGCACATTCTCGTCTTTTTGCAAACGTAGAAGCATTGGTTGATACACAGGATGCAGTTTGGAGTGTTTGACAACTAGTAATGCATGTTCAATAGTTGTGTGCCTGCGTGCAGGACCCATATCTTGGTCTGCCACACATCGTACAAGATCAGTAAGCGCAGTGTTCAAACTATAATTGTATTCACCATAATTCTGATTCCACTTACATACACGCAACATTTTCTTCAATAATTCTGTGTTTATTCTACGTGTTGCAGCGACGAAGCAATTTAGAGGTGTTATTATGGTTTTAATGCGGGCTTTTTCCATCAAAAACTCTATAACATCTTCCACAATATCTCTGCTCACGAAAAAGGTATCGAAACTCATTAACATATCTAAAAGATTTTCTCCACGATGATTGTAATTGTTCATAATACGGCAATCATGTCGTGGATCTTTTATCACAGCAACCATAAATTCATGACACTCCTCAATGATTGCATACATAAATACAAATGGAAAACTTGTTGTGCGTTTATTTACATCAACATATGGCAATATGCGGTAAAACATGATTTTTTGTTTTGCCCTTTTTAATTCTAACTCATTGAAATTTTCTTCGTATTTCGACTTTAAAATTGATATGTATCTATTGTTGTAGATCGCAAAGAATGTTTTCAGCCATAACTGATCTTCACATATCCAAGATATTACATTGTCGGTATCATCAGCGTCAATTAACGCTATGAATTTCCTGGTATCTTCGTACGGCATATCTCTAACAAATTCAGTAGAATGTCAATGCTACAAAGGCCGGATTCAATATTTTTTTGCTGCGCAAAAACACTCGCTAGGATTTGGGCGCTCTTGCTCGCGGGTCGTTCGCTAGGATT